TCATTGCCAGAGAGTATTTAGCTTCCTCATCGGATTGAAGCGTACAGCGTCCTGCAAGTGATCCGGCGATAGATGCGCATATCGCATAGTCATGGCCAATGACGTATGGCCCAGGATTTTCTGTAGCGTCAGGATATTCCCGCCGTTCATCATGAAGTGCGATGCAAAGGTATGGCGAAGCACATGTGAAGCTTGGCCAGGGGGGAGGGCGATACACCCCTTGATGGTCTGATCGAAGCTATTTCGACAGTTCGAGAACATCCCATGTTTGATGAAGTGGTCTTTGAGCGCCGCTTCTAGGTCGCTATCGATGGGGACCGATCTTGCCCGCTTCGACTTGGTATTCACGAACGTCACGCAACCACCACGAATCCGAGTCGGGCTCAATCCCTCAGCCTCGCCCCAACGGGCACCAGTAGCGAGACAGACGCGCGCCACCATTTCGACATGCGGTGTCTTGCAACGCTTGCGGATCGCACCGAACAACGTCCGAATCTGCTCCTCAGTCAACCACGTCAGCTCACGCTCTTGCAGCTTCAACGGTTTCACCCGCTGGAGCGGATTGGCGAAGTCGATATCCCCGAGCTGTAACAGCTCATTGAACACAGCTCGCAAGTAGCCAAGGCGGTTATTGAGCGTCTTGCCGTTTGCCCCTTTGGAAATCTGCTGGGCGCGATACTCGGCGTACATATGACCTGTCAATTGGCTTGCAACAGGGTCGCCAAGGTCTTTGGCCAGTTGGATTAGTAAGCGCTTGCGGTTTTCTCCGTCAGATAGCGCATGGCCATGTAAAACAGCCCAACGGTCAACTAATTCAGACAGGCGCCTCCGATCCTTTGGCTTGGGGCTCCAATCAGGGTTCTCGATGCACTTCTGACGCACCGTAGCCTCGAATCGCTGGGCCTCGGTCTTGGTCTTGAAACGCTTGCGGAAGCGCTTGCCCTTGATCGGTTCGACGTCAACGAACCAGAGGCCATCGGGGAGCTTGGTAATACTCATCAGATGGCATAGCCCTTCTTCAAGTAGCGGTCACACATGAGCCGGTGTATGTGGCGTTCGAATTCCTTCCGAGTCCAACCCTTGGCGAAGTAGTGGTCTTCGATCACATGCCAGAACTCCAGCCTACGAGCGGACTCGATGGCCTTTTTTGCCGGTATCCGCTCCCGTGCGATGAGGCTGATGAATTGGCCGAGGAACATCTCGCAGTTCCGGCCCGAGAAGCCCTGGGCGGTCTTGTAGTAACGCCGGTATTCCGTGCGTTCGATGAGCGGATCGGCCTCCACCTGGACCTTCACGTCCTGGGACATCAGCGACCAGAACGGATCGAAGGTGGTACGCGATTCCAGCAGGCGGAAATTCTCGCAGGCGTATTGCCAGAGGCCTTGGAGGTGCGGGCACAGGCCTTCATAGGTACGGCAACCGATCACCTCACCAGAGGACAGCGTGGAGCCCTGAGCGAACTGTTCCACCACCGAATGGTGGAAGCGAAACTCTAGGCGCCACACCGTTTCCAGCGGGTTATAGGCGGGTTCGCCATCACCGAAAGGATCGCCATTCAGAGTGGCCCACACGCTCTGCCAGTAGTCGAGCTTATCGGTCGCCCGAGCCTGGAGCGTCTTGTTGTAGATGCAAAGCTGTACGCCCGTGGTCGAGCCGAACATGAAGGTTTCCCCACGACCATACACCGAGGCGCTGCCATCGAACTCGATGCGCTGAATCCCGCTGATCTGGCGCACGCGATGGGCGCGGCAGTGCATCATATCGACCAGCTCGGCGGGAGGTGTCCAGCCCTGCACATCCAGGGCGATATGCACGGCGCACTGGTTCGTTTCGCAGGCGCTCAGGACACCTGCGGCCAGGTCATCGAGCACCCCTTGGAGAATCTTCGGATCGGCGCCATCCAGGGCGTGTGGCGAGACTTCGATTTTCAGATGCGGGCCGATGTTCTCGGCTTTCACGTTGTGGTTTTTGATCAGCAGGATCAGGCCCATGTCGGCGTTTTGAAGCCGGTACTGATAGCCAGAGTCCCGCCCGATGCGACCCTTGATCCACTCATAGCCGGCGAACTCTACGAGGTCATCTTTCTGCTCGAAAATGGCCAGCACTTCGGGACGGATCAACCCGTTGTACAACTGGCGAACCGTGTCCACGCCACAGCGCAGGAAGCGCACGCCGGACAAATCGGTCCACTTCACCGTCTTGTCGTTGAAGAACAAGCGCCCTTCGGGCGACTCAAAAACTTGGCCGTCCGGTTTCATCACGACGCGGATTTGATGGGTCGGTTTACTCATTTTTCAAACACTCCAAATAGCAACGAATCGAAACGGTGATCTACTAGCTTTCTGACGTGTTACAGGGACGTCGACCGCGCCGGCCGGGCGGTTTGCGGTGGGGCTCCTCCGTCGCCTCCAGCCGCAAAACGGACCCGGCCGGCTACCACAGGAATTCCCCTTTCTGATGCGGAATGACCGTCACCCTCGGCCCGCCGTAGTCCTCGGCGTTGGCCTGCTGGCTGGTGTTCTCAGGGAGGGGTTGGGCCGGCGTCTGCGGCTGCGCTAGGCGCTGATCCAGGGCGTTGTTGCGGTCCGGGAGGGTCGGGTCGAAATAGCCGTCTCTAGCCACGCTCAAGCAGAAGTCGAAGCTGGTTCCGAACTTGCTGCCCTGCTGCGTGTAGCACTGGCAGGAAACGCCATCCTTCACCGTGGACGGTGGTCGCCGGGCGACGAGGCGCGGGTCAGTGGTGGACAGGCAGTACACGCGGGGATGGCTCACCGGCTGCGTGAGCTGGTCATACACCGGAGCCGACGAAGGCAGATCGGGCACCCTCGGCTTGCGGCGCTCAAGGTACTGCTCCGGCGTGAGCGGCTTGCCTTCGCCCGTGCCACCCGTGGGGCTGATCAACGAGCCCACCGTGGACTTCACCTGATCGACCACGCCCTTGTCTTCGCTAGCCTTGGTGCTGCTCGCCTCTGCTGTGGCCGCTGGCTTGCTGCCCTCGGCATAGCGCTCATAGGCGCGGTACACCATGAACGCCGCGCCGAGGATCACGGCGATCGCCAAGATCATTTTCTTCGGCGGGTTGAACTTGAAGTGGTGCTTGGCCTGGGTGCTGGTGTAGACGCCGAAGTACTTCTTATCGAGCTTGAGGACCGTCTTGTCCGCGTCCTTGAAGCTGGTCTTCTTCTCGACAGCCTCGATGACGACTTCCGACTCGAAGCGCAGCAGTTGCTGTGACTTGAACACCCGCCAGTAGTGGATATGCCCGTTGCACAGGCGGCGCAGGTGCACGTCGATATAACGCGGATCCTGGGTGACGAGGTGTACCTCATGGCCCTGGTGGCGCATGGTCTCGAAGCGGGTGATGTGCTCCGGTGGCCGGTTGCGCGGATCGCGGGCACCGAACCAGCCCTGGGCCTCATCCACTACGACGATTGCGTCATTGGGCAGTTCGTACCACTTGAGCGGGTCATCGAACTCGAACCACGCCGCCTCCAGCTTCTCCGGCTTGAGCCCGGCGACGTTGTGGAAGTAGACCACCCGGCCCTCGGCCTTCGCCTTGGCATCGACTTCGCGGATGGTGTTGAGGGTCTTGCCGTGGCCGGGTTTGCCGGTGCGGATATAGAGCATGGCCGTTCCCCCTTAGGCGTCGATGTAATCGCGGCCCGGGGGATTCCAGACCTGTTTGCGACGGCGGTCGCTGATCTTGTCCAGACCACTGAGCACCATGCGGGTGGTGACGGCGGCGAGGAACATGTTGATGCAGACGTCGATATTGGCGAGGCCGAGGATCTGCTGAATCACGATGGAGCCAGCACCGAAGCGCCCAGTGATGTAGCTGCGCACCTGATCGAGCAGCAGATTCGACCCGGTGTACGTGATGAAGCCAATGCCGATCACCTTGAAGACCAACCGCACCAGCGGCCCGATGATCATGAACACCAGTTGAGCCAAGTAGACGAATTGCATCATTCACCTCCGAAAGCGCGCCCGACGTAGAGGGCGCAAAAGACGCTGGTACCGATGAGGAAGAGGACTCCGAGGTCGCTGGCGGCGGCGCACAGCGGCTCGTAGCTGAGCTGGAAGGTCCGCCCGCCGTTGGTTTGCAACGAGAACGACTTGGCGGCAGGACAGGTAGCCGGCAGGAAGCGGCTGCCCTGGTTGAGGAAGGAAGGGGCTTCGATTTGGCCGTCTTCTTCCTGGGCGAACTGGCTGCCAGAGATGAGGCCTTTGACCTCATCCTTGTGCTTGGGAAAATCGCCCTGATCCTTCACCTCGCAGCGCAGTTGCTTCTGCTGGCGGACCATGGCGCAGTCGATAGCGTCCCCTTCACAGGCCAAGGCGGCGGCGCAGTCGGTGTCGCCGGACGCGGTGCGCTCGGGCTCTTCGTCGTCCTGCTGTTCGTCGCTGGTATCGTCTTTGCTGCCGTTCTTGCAGCCGGCGCCGGTGCAGTTGGATGAACTGCCGCCACTGGTGCCATCAGCGTTGGTCTTGCTGGTGCTGTTGTTCACCGTGGTGGTGGACGTGCAGGCATTGGTGCCGGTGCAGTTGGTCACCGTGGTGGTGGTAGTGGTGTTGGTGGTGCTGGAGCCGTCCAAGGCGGTGGTCTCGGTGACCTCGGTTTTGGTCTGGGTGTCCTTTTTGCTCGGGCTTGGCTTGCCGGTGGTGCAGACCAATTCGCCGTTGGCGGTGCCGCATTTCAGGTTGCCCGGCTCGGTGGCGGAGTCGGTAGAGAGGCAGGAGTAGTGCACCCGGCCTTCGGCGTCCTCGACCTTGTTGGTGCATTCATTGGACTTCGAGCTGGTCGGCTTGCGGTCGGCCGGCGTGGACGGCTCGGGAGTATCGGTACTGGCGGTGCAACTGGCGCCAGTGCCGAGATAGGAATAGTTCTGCCAGATGCCGGCAGGATCACCCGAAACGAATCGATAAGCATCGGTGGTGGTGGCGGGTGATGAGTAAAGGCAGGAGCCGGCACACATTGCAGCCGGTGGTTCAGACGGGTTTACGAAGTGGCCGTCTTTGATATCGCCCACCTTGTGGGCGTGGGCAATCGACTGCCCCTTGGTCGCTTCGCACTTGTCCGGTTCAGGCGCATTGCACTGCCCCGTCTCTGCATCGTATGTGTAGTTTTGCGGGCACGAGTCTCCAACGCGGAGGACTCTGTTGTCATAACTCTTACCCTGAACGCCGAAGACCCAAACCGTTTCCGCTTTGGATTGCCAGTAATACGCCTGAGAGGCACCCCACGTCGCAGTGACATAGGCACGCGCAACTGCATCAGGCGAGACGCCTTGGGTAGTCCCAAAGTGCCAGTAATACTCAGTGGCGCTGGCAACAGAGGTGCAGAGTAAAAGCAGGTACGCCGCCAGCAGAGCACGGACAGTCTTGCTCATGATCACACCCGCCCGAACAGCACCACGGCAAACGCCAGGGTGGTGACGATGAGGACGAACCATTGAACGGTCATGAGCGTGTCTCCAGAAAAAAGAACCCCGCCGGAGCGGGGTTCGGTGCTTCGGCTGTGAGGCCGGGTGGGGGTTACAGGGCGCGGCGCATGTACTTGAAGGCCGCGGCGGCGACCAGCACGGCGAACACGGCCCAGCCGATGGTGTTGGTGTCGGTGCCCGCGGTGGTCAGCGCGGTGGTGGCACTGGCCGGCACATCGGCCATGGAGACGCCGACGACGCCGAGGGACAGCGCACTGACAGCGGCGGCCTTACGACCGAACGCGAAGGCGCGGTTTTGCAGGTGGGTTTTCAGTTGTTTCATGGCGAGTTTCCTCATTGCTTCAGGAGTCGTTTCAGGACCAGGAAGCCGAACGCGATGCAGAAGAGGCCGAGCACTTCGCCGCGCAGTTCGTCCACCTGTTCCCAGGTGAGTGCAGAGCCGAGCTGGCTCTGCATTTCCTCGCTCGTGTAGGTGTGCAAGGTGCCGGTGCAGATGGCCGCGCCGTCTGCGTTCACAGCCCAGGCACCGTCACAGGCGAGGAAATTCACAGGAGGCGCGCCATACCGTCAGCCCAGCCCCAGACGTAGCCCGTGGCGAGTCCAACGGCGAAGAGGGTCAGGTAGCGATACATGGCGCCCTCCTAGACTCAGGACTTGGCCGGATCGGCCGGCTTGTCCTGGGCGGGTTGTTGGGCTTGGCGGGCGGCGGGCTGGCTCGGTGCCGGGCGACTGACCGGAGCGGTGGCGTACACCTCTTTGCCCACGCTCAGCAGTTCGACGAGCACCTGCGTATTGGTGATGTTGCCGAAGCGGTCCTTGGTCGGGCGGACGACGCTGGCGAACTTGCACAGCAGCGGCTCGCCCTGGAAGACGATGCCGTCGAGCAGGGTCGGCTCGATGCTGTACTCGCTGATCTCGAAGCCCTTGGCGTTGCCGCGAGCGCCTTCGGGGATCGGGGCGATCGACTGGACGGTGGCGTAAATCTCGCCCGTGGTCTTGGAGGTGTAGTGGTCGGTCTTGGTGACCCACAGCTCAACAACGCCGCCAGCGGATGCAAACATGTTCATTGGTCGTTCTCCTTTTGCCTTTTTCGGGCATGAGTTGGCCCGCTGCTGCAAATTGGGCGCATTGGTGGCCGTCTTTCAGCGGGTGGGGTGGTGCTCGGTTTTTGCGGTGGTGCGGGTGGCGAGTGGGGTAAACACCAAGGGCTCTGCCCTTGTCATCCCGCTCTCGCCGCCGAGGGCTCAGGAGCGCGGGGCGGTGAAGCTGCCCCTCACTCCCGAGCGGAGGCTATTCAGGGCGGGGCGCGGTCAAGGGTGCGCTTCGCCCGGCGCTCCGTTTGTCCGAACGGGAAAGCGCGTTCGGACAAGCCGGGGCGGCGGCCCTGGACCGGCTTGGCCTGGGTGCAGTTGTGGCGGTCAGCCCAAAGCGAAATCTCATGGGCCACGCAGATCAGCGGCAGGCCGACGCAGATGAAGAGGAAGAACAGCCAACCGGCGATGAAGGTGAGCGCGTCAGTGGGCATGGCTCAGGCCTCCAGCTCGAAGGGTTCGCGGATCGGCACGAAAGGCACTGGCTTGCCGATGTTCGCGCACTCGTACCAGTACTGCGGCGGACGGCGCGCGGGCATGTGTTTCGCGCAGGTAAAGCCCGGTTCCACCCGGTACGTTGAGTGGATCGAGCGCCACACACCCCGAACGAGCGCCATCGTAGTAACGACCGTGAAGACCCGCGTAGGGCGGCACTCGGTGCAGGGTGTGGACTGGGAGAGAGCGGGCTTGGCCAGTTCGCGACGGGACCAGCAGACAGAGCAGTTGCAGGCCTCGGAATGTGGTTGATGCAGGTACTTGCTCGACAGCATCGGCGGGTACCTCCCCAGCGAAGCTCTGTTGAAGGCGGAAGACCAGCTCAGCGTTCAGGGAGCGGAGGGAAGCCTCGGCGGCTTGCTCTACCTGAGTGCGAAGCGCTGGAGGCATGCGGAGCTTGAATTGCGAGTCAGTGCGGCTCATGCGGTCCACTCCTGCTCCAGCAACCAAGTGCGGAGCAGTGCGCTGTTCACCATGCGCAACTTGCCGAGCTTTACGGACGGGAGGACGCCCCGGTAAACCCAGGCGCGGGCGGTGCCGAAAGTGACGCCGTTGCGCTCCGCCCACTTCTCGATGGGTTCGACATCCTGTTGTGGCCCTACAAGGGCGCTGGGGTTCAGCTCTTCCAGTTCCATGCTCGTTCCGTCACTATTCGTTTCATTAGCCATGAGCGGCTAGAGAAATAATTGCTCGGAGAAATTATTTCCCTATAAGACAGCTTGGGGCAACTATTTCCCTGGAATTATTTTCTATATGAGCACGACAGCCGATAGAGCAAGGCTATTAATCAAGAAGATCGGCCCAAAGAAGGTCAGCCTTCACGGAGGCGACTACGAGCGCTGGAAGAGCGTTAGCAAGGGAGCCATCCGAGTAAGCACGGAAGAAATCGACGTGTTGGTGAAAATCTATCCTCAGTACGCACTCTGGCTGGCCAGCGGAAATACAGCACCAGAGATAGGTCAGACCAGCCCTGACTACGACGCAGCGCAATCAAACTTGCCAACTCAAAACGCGGGATAGCGATCACTCAAGAAGCAGCTAGGCGATGGTATGCCCGTAGGAGAAATGCAAATGGATGAGCAGCTGAAAAACTTGAAATTCGACATGGATGAGGAAGTCGCTGAACGCGAGCGGCACTTTGCCCAACGCCGTCGGGCGCAGCCCCTGGACATCAGTCACGCCATCATCTTGGGCGCCATCATCATCGTGGTAGGTATTTGGGGCGGGAAGATCTACTACGACTACCTTCAAGAACAACGCGCCAAAGCAGCCCTCGAATACCTAGCCCGTAGCCTGAACCCTCCCATGCAGGAATCCACTCCACCCCCTGCGCAAGATCCCACGCCTCGATACCAGCCACCAGCAAAGCCAATCGCCACGCAAGCCGCAGAGGCTCTCCAGCCAGCCGCGAAGGCTTTTAGTCATGCAGTCAGCCAAACCGGCCTCGAGTTCATGGCCGGTACTGATGGACCTATGGGCGATGGTGCACGGGCAGCCCTGAAACAACAGGCAAGAATCGAACAACGCGACCAAATCGGTAATACCAATATTGTCCGAAGCCTCAAAGAGTGCATGAAGCCTGGTAACGTCGTGGATAACGAAGTGAAAGCCTGCACAGAGGGGCGCTTGGAGAAAACATGGTAGTTAAGGGCGGAACGCCAAGGAACGACAGATGGGATTAATGGACAGGGAGTGGTTCAGGGATGAAAGCCGCAAACGTGATGGCTTGCCGCCAAAGAACGACAGCGGAAGCGGAAATGGCACGAGACGCCCGAACAAGGCTCACTGGTCCACCACCCCCGAAGACGTAGCAAAAGCCAACAACGTACCGCCAGCGCACGCTGTATTAGCTGCACGCTATGAAATGGCAATCAGAGCAAGGACGAAGAAGACCTTCGCGCTTGGATTCATCTGCGGCGCAGCTACATGCGGTATAGCTCTCGCGCTTTTCTACCTGTAAACGCTTCGAGCCCATGTCGAAAAAGTGTCGAAATCAACGAAACGCAAAGGCACGATTCGCAGCGTCGGAACGACGAGAGCGTAGACAATAGGACGTATTGGTACGCTTTGAAATGCCCCTCGATTCCCTAGTTATGAAAGGGCGGCTTTCGACCCGGGGCGGCTAGTCACGACAGGCAGGAAGCGGCCAATAGTGGTCAATTCGCGTTTGGGATGCTGGGCCGGAGGAGACGTCGAGCGGCGTCTAAGCTTGAGGGTAGGTTTTCCACTCGCCTCGAAGCACTTACCCTCTATTACGACGGTTGCGCATGCGCCTTACCACATCCGAAAGCAACCGCTGATCTGAGCATGCAGTGCACTACCAGTAGACAAGGAAGGTAGCCTTCAGGCCATGGAGAGCGTGATGAGATTATGGCTCATCGAACTCCATATTCATAAGCCGCCTCAAATGAATTTCACGTCGCAGCTGCATCGGGCCATTCGCGCCTGGCGGCATGTGAAATTTCTTCATGACATCAGGGTCTTGTGCCAAATAATCAAGCTCGCTACATTCATCATACATATTTTCCCAGTGAGACACTACATTAGCTCTTATTCGAGACGGCGCACGAATTTTAGAGTGATCATCAAGAATAATGTCTGGCAGCTTAAGTCTCCGAAATGCTCTACTAGTAAAGCACTCAGTGCCAAGGAGCTTTCTATTGAAAGCTGCGGCCCTTAACGTGCCGGGCAGTATGAACTTGCCGCGCTTCTGCCTCAGGAGTTTTAAATAAGTGTCAAACTCAAGATCGCTAATTGCCTGAGATGGTGGGCTCTCAAATCCTCGATGTGACAGCATTGCATCAACTAACTGGGGAAGGGATTCATCAATATTTTGAGCGACTAACTCCGTAGTCAAGCCAATCTCTTCAATGTACTCATAAAGCATAAGCACGAGATAGAAGGCCACCACCTGTCGCGACATCCCTCGACACAGGTCGTTGCAAAGCGCGTCACCTAAATACTGGTTCAAAATTCTGTCACTGATTATGTTTGCGAATATGGCCAAGTCCATACTCGACATGTTCAGCGCTATGCGGCAGAGCGTAGCAACCACTTTAAGCCTGTGGCGGAGGGATTGCGTCGGAAAATGAATTGCAACAAGAATATGGATGATATTGTATTCAAGCCTGCTGCTATCTTCGAGCAACTGCGTAAACTTCGCATCTATCCTGCCGTGCTGAATATTATCTACCCCCCCTTTCGTGCAGGCTACCCATTTATATTCTCCCTCATACTCATGGGCAACCGCATTGGCTTCGAGTATTGAGAGCATGCTGATAGATGTTTCAGCAACAAGAGTATCATTTATGTACAAGTGTACAATGATGACTGTGCCATGCCTTTCTGAGTAGGTGAGTCCGTGCTTTGTCACCAAATCCCCCAGCCTTACCTGGCGATGCACACGATTGAAATCATTATGCATCTTAATTTCTGCAGCGTTCAGCATGGCGACTGAAAGGGCCGATTTCCCCTGAGCAATAATTTTCGAAAGCGCGACACTCCTACGGTAGAGAAACTCCATCCCCCACGCTGTGGTTGTCAAGTCGAGATAATGTGTGTATTCATGAATGCAGAGGTTGTAGGCATTTATTTCATTAGGGATCAATTTGTTCTTGCGGATGCTGGGGTTTAGCGCTGATCGAATAAGTTTTTTGTTAGAGGCCGTATATGAATTAAATAAAATTACGCTAGTAGTGAAGTCAAGGCTTCCCTCGTCATCCGGCGAGCGTAGCGTGAACCTTACACCTGGCTTAATCTTCATAAGTTACCTTGAAATTTTTATTTGAAAGCATAAGTTTATTATACACCCTGATACTCAATTAGTGATCCAGAGACATAAGAGCATTCAGCTTGTTCGTGCGAATTAGAAAAGAAGGCTGCGATAGCGATTTTGCATGTAAGGTACCATTTAGCGTTCGGGATAGATACTGAACGCCACCATCACGGGGTGACTGCTTTTGGCCGATTGCTGCCCGTTGAATCTGTCGAAAAAGTGTCGAAATCAACGAAACGCAAAGGCACGATTTGCAACATCGGAACGACGAGAGCGTAGACAATAGAACGCATTGGAACGCTTTGAAATGCCGCTCTAGAGGGTTCAAATCCCTATCTCTCCGCCATTACATATGGCCAGAACCCCTGAAATGCTTAGCGTTTCAGGGGTTTTGTCTTTTCTGGGGTAGGCCTGCAAGGCAGGTTCCCAATCCTGGCGCTGCTCAGGGAATCCCATCGTTTGCTGCGGCGGCTGGCCATGCGCTTGGTTTCCGCTGGAATCCATCGACCGGAGTGCTTGCGTACCCGTGTTGCGTCGATGTGAACCAAGTGGCGTGCCGCCGACGCCATGGGGATCTGTGCGGAGAGCTTCGAGAACGCCGCTCATCTCGCTGCCGGATGCACAGTCGTTACCAGGGGCGTTGCGCAGCGTGGCTGGAAAGGTTGTAGCGGCATTGGCTTTCCGTTCCGCGGCGACGTTGGGTTAGCAGGTACACGACGGGCGATAGTCATTTCCCGTCCTGTCCCTCGTTCCTCAGAAGGAAAACAATCTAAAAAGCCCGGCTCGCGCGTCGGGCTTTTTGCTACGCTGAAAATGTAGGTGAAAACGCAGACTGATGCGCAAGTGGATAGCAAGGAGACGTGGGGCACGTTCCCAAGGGTACACGGTTAGATAAGCAAGATATGTCCCTTATGCCGTGTGAAGTGGGAGAGCTGATGACTCTTCTGCCAGATGCCTGATAAAACCTTGTAAGCCGGAGACCAGCGCCGGCCACCTACTTGAATCCCAAAGCCCGGCCAATGCGCCGGGCTTTCTCGTTTCCGGCCGGGTGTGCGCTGTTTCTGCGCGACTGCGGCGTTCTCCGCGGCATAAACCGGCTCTTGGTCTTTTGCCTCGCGAGCCGGACATATCCGCTGGGCGGTCGAGGATGAACGGCCGCGCCGACTCCTCGGTAGCTGCTATGCCTTAGGGTGAGATACCGCTCCAAGCCCCTCGCTGTAACGCTTGGCTAACACCGGCGTGCCATGGCTGCGGTGCCGCATCGGGCACGCGAACACTCGTTGTCCATTCTGGGCAGGAGGTGGCAGATGTTATTCATCATCAGTTGGACGATCAGCACTGACAAACGCAACAGCGCCATCACGCGCTTCCTCAAGACCGGTGCGAAACCGCCGGCGGGCGTGACCATGAAGGGACGTTGGCATACCGTGGGCCGCTCAGGTGGATTCGGCCTGGCGGAAACCGATGACCCGCTCCGGCTGCAGCAGTGGATGCTCGAGTGGAGCGACTTGATGCAGATGGAAGCCTATCCGGCGCTCACCGACGAGCAGGCGGCGCCCTTGTTGGCAGCGGTGGCCGCCACCTTCTAGCGATCGTCGGGCGCCGCGCGCAGGCGCCCTCTCGAAGGGGGCTGGTCAGGGCACTGAATCCGCCCCCCTTTCAGGCGCTGCCAGGGACTTGGCGCGGCTGATCTTCGCCGCCTTCGTCGTCCAGTTGTGGTGAATCCCCGTTGATTTGAGCCGAAGCCCGGACATGGCTCCGGGTTTTTTGTGCCGCGCATACCAATGTATGGCTCACATCTCCCTTGGCATGTGCTATAGAGCGGCCTCCAGTCGATTTGAACGGTAGCCGTCCGCATGCTTCCCCACCCTGGTAATCGCACCAGCGCAAAGCGTTTGCACCTGCACAGAGTTCGCGGGCGGGTTGGATTGTGGCTGGTTGGGGGCCTCTCGGTGCTCGCTGGAATGACCGACGCCATCGGCTTTCTTGCGACCGGCGACTTCGTTTCCTTCATGAGCGGTAATACCACCCGGCTGGCAGTGGCCATGAGCGAAGGGGAGGTGGTGTCGGTGGTTCGTCTGTCGATGGCCATCGTCAGCTTCGTCATCGGCAACGCCCTGGGAGTGATCCTGGCGCGGCATACCCGTCGCCGTGCTGCCCCGGTGCTGCTGATCGTCGCCATCCTGTTGGCGGCGTCTTCTGCCTGGCCGTTCGAGTGGCATGCGCCGGCCCTGGTCATGTCCATCCTCTCGATGGGCATGCTCAATGCGGTGGTCGAGCAGGTCAACGGCTTGCCGATTGGACTGACCTATGTCACGGGCGCGCTCTCCCGGTTTGGCCGTGGCCTCGGGCGTTGGATGCTCGGGGAGCGGCGGCCGGGCTGGCGCGTGCAGCTCGTGCCTTGGTCAGGCATGTTGCTGGGGGCGGCCTTTGGCGCATTTCTGGAGCATCGACTGGGACTGTCGGCGATGGCGGCCAGTGCCATGCTGGCCTCCATTCTCGGGGTGGCTTCGTTGTTCATTCCGCGGCCATGGCAGTTGGGCTACATGCCGCGCTAGAGGACAGAAGTTGGCGGCGCTTTGACCACGGACTGCCTCTGGCGACGTTGCCGCAGGCCCGCTGTCGCTGTGCGGCGTCGCGGGGGCGTATAGACTGCCGCAGGTTTCCCCTCTGATCCGTGTTTCAGGACTGTCATGCTTTTCGTCGTTATGCTGGGTGGCCGACACCCGCGCGCCAGTATCGAGGTTCACGATGTGGTCTTCGCCCTGGCCGATTCCCTGGAAGAAACCCACGCGCAATTGCGTAACGCCTGGTTCGGCAGCCCGAAGGGTTTGCATATCGATTCCTGGCTGGAGGTCGATGGCGTCGACGGCTATCGCTTGGAGATGGCCGCCACGCCCCAGCCGCCCGGTGCGCCACGGCTGTTCTTCATCAACCTCGGTGGCTACGAGCCGCATGCCTTTGGCGAGGCGCACCAGTACTTGCTGGTAGTGGCGCGGGACAAGGCGGAAGCCAAGGCCAAGGGCAAGCGGCGCCTGGCCGCGCACTGGGACAAGGCGCATACCGATGCGCTGCATGAGGTGGATGACTGCATCCCCATCGACCATGTGGCTGGTCGCTATATCCGCCTGGTGCAGGGCGAGAGCCGCGGCATGCTGCAACGCAGCGATTACATTCTGCTGTCCTGA